GAGGTTTTAATTCACCACCAAACGACTCAAGAAGGCATTGAAATGGATCAAGAAGGCACAAGAAGGCTCAGACTGGTTCAAGATGGCTCAGATCGGCTCACAGGGCTTGTGGAGACTATCCCTGAGACGCTGTACGGCAATCCCATGCCACGAATACACTCAAAACTACGCTCAGATTTACCCAGCAAAGGTCAAGAGCTCATCGATTTCAGCAATTCGATTGGATTCCCGTTGCTGCCGTGGCAAGAATGGCTCGCACTTGAGTCGCATCGTGTCAAGCCTGACGGCAGATGGCTGCATCCGCTTGTCCAGCTTGTGGTCGCTCGTCAGCAAGGCAAGACGACATTCATGAAGCAACGGATCCTCATGGGATTATTTGAGTGGAATCAAGGATTGCAAATCGGTACAGCTCATCGATTGACGACATCGCTGGAGACATTCCGCGATCTGGTGCAGGCGATCGAGAGCAATGATGGGCTGGCAAAGCAAGTCAAGCGCATCCGCTGGGCTCATGGATCCGAGGAGATTGAGACTTTGTCCGGCAATCGGTACATGGTCAAGGCTGGCGCATCAGCTGCGCGTGGTATCTCAAAGCCTGCGACTGTCCACATCGATGAGACGCGAGAGCTTAAGGATGAATCCACATGGGCATCGCTGAGATACACGATGATGGCCGCTGAGAATCCACAGCTGTGGTCATATTCAAATGCTGGCGATCAACATTCATTGGTGCTCAATCAACTGCGAGAGCGTGGCTTGGCAGCGGCATCCGGTGCGGCCGATGACATTGGATATTTCGAGTGGTCGAGCGATTATGACTTGATCGATGATTCCCCAAGATTTTGGGCAGGCGCAGCAATGGCAAATCCTGCACTTGGCCACACAGTTCACATCGACAATTTGCGCGCCGTCATGAATGATCCGCCGGATGTCGTCCGGACTGAGGTCTTGTGCCGCTGGGTACAGACCATCGATTCGGCGATTCCAGCTGGAGAATGGGCAGAATGTGCAACCGATGATTTAGATTTAGACTTGGAGAAAACTGTCTGGCTGGGCTTGGATTGCTCACCGGATAGACGCGACGCGGCACTCGTTGCAGCCCAGCGCATCAATGACGATGAATTTGTCGTCAAGCTACTGCACACATGGCACAATGCAATCTCACTCGATGACAAAGCCATTGCAAACGATGTGGCAGATTACTATCGCGACATGCCTGTCGAAGTCGTGGCATTTAGCAAGCGCACATCCTCAGCTGTGGCCAGTAGGCTTGTGCCAGCTGGAATTCCAATTATTGACATCGATGGCGCGCTATATGGGCAAGCCTGTGATGAATTTCTAGGAGCGGTTACATCGAAGAGACTCAGACACATCAATCAACCCGAATTGACGAAGCAAGTCTTGTCAGCGGCCAAGCTGAAATTTGGGGATGGTGGATGGACTATCGGACGCAGGGCATCACAGAGCACTGTCTGCGCGACGGTTGCATGTGCGCTGGTCACGCATTTCGCGACACGCCAAGAGACGGATCTTGACATCATGGTCTTTTGATTGTAGCGACACAATAAAATTTGGCCATGGGGATTCGTGATTTCTTTGTGCCTGCCAAGCCTGTTGCTCCGGTAGTTGATGCATCATTGGCTCCGGTCAATTCGATTGATTCAATCGGAGCTCCATTTTTTGGCGGCCTACAAAGTGCATCGCGATCCGAGGCTATGGGCGTGCCAGTCATCGCTCGCGCTCGCGGAATTATTTGCTCGACTGTTGCATCGTTGCCATTGGATACAAAGACCAAAGCAACAAATGAGCGTGTGTCATCTCCACGAGTGATCAATCAACCCGATCCACGAATCACAGGCGCAGAATTTTGGGCGTGGATGGTTGAAGATTTACTTTTCAGGCCAGCCGCATATGCAGTCGTCACGGCTCGCTATCAGGACACAGGCAGAATTCAAGCGATGGAGCGCGTTGCACCTGAGCGCGTCGGAATCTTTACAAATGCAAATGGCACACAGATTGAAAGCTACACGATCGATGGCGTACCAATTGCACCAGATCAGCTTGTGGTATTCGGCAACATGCAAGAAGGATTACTTAATCGCGCAGGCCGCACAGTAAGAGCTGCACACGCTTTGGAGCGCGCAGCTTACGATTTCGCCTTGAATCCTGCGCCACAAATGGTCGTCAAAACAAATGGCACAAATTTGCCAAAGGAAAGATTGCAAGCTCTCAAGGAAACATTCTTGAATCGCACATCAAAGTCAGTCACAGTGCTCAATGCAGATGTATCACTTGAGACTGTCGGATTTGATCCAAAGCAATTGCAAATGAATGAAGCCAGACAATATCTCGCTTTGGAATTATGTCGCGCCATCGGATTACCGGCATGGTTCGCATCAGCTGATCCATCATCGATGACATATTCCAACGCTGTCAATCAGCGTCGAGATTTGATTGATTTCTCAATTCGTCCGATTCTCACAATCATTGAACAGAGGCTCTCACTTACGGATTTCACCCCAGCATCACAATATGTCCGCTACGACCTAGACGATTTCTTGCGCGGCAATCCTTTTGAAAGAGCTCAAGTGTACGAAATCCTCAATCGCATTGGGGCAATGACCATCGAAGAAATCAGAGACGCAGAGGACATCATAGGATGAAACTAACCACACCAATCACCATCACAGCCGCCGATTCGGAAGCGCGCACAATCTCCGGTCGCATCGTCGCATTTGATGAGCAAGCAAATGCATCGACTGGCAAAGTCGTATTTGCAAAAGGCAGCATCGAGCCATCACAAGTCTTTCTCAATCTTGAGCACGATCGCACGCGCAGAATTGGTCGCAGCATGGAGATGTCAATGGATGGCGACTCAGCAATCAATGCGACTTTCAAAATTAGCAACACACAAGCTGGAAGCGATGCACTCATCGAAGCAATGGATGGATTGCGCGATGGATTTTCGGTCGAGCTCAGTGTCGATGATTATGTCCAAGAAAAGGGATACATGAAAGTGCTCAAAGCCGAGCTCACAGGCGTCGCGCTTGTATCTGAGCCAGCGGTGCGATCAGCACGCGTTGCAGAAGTAGCAGCGACAGAAGGCGATGAAGATTCCGAATCCACACCGGATGCGGATGCAACACCAACACCAACAACAGAAGGAGACGAAGTGGAAAACACCGTCACAGACGCGGCAGCCGTTACAGAGACGGTCGAAGCCGCACAGCTCGTCACAGCAGCCAGCAGCACTGGCGTCTTTACAACAAAGCCACGCTTAGATTTCTCAGCTCCAAAGCATTTGGAAATGACAATCAAGGCCACACTCGGATCAGATGAGGCTCGCGCTTACATCGCAGCTGCCGCTGATACAACAGACAACGCTGGTCTCATCCCAACACGCCAGCTCACAACCGTCATCAATGGGCTTGCAAATAACACAAGAAGCGCAATTGATGCGATCACGACAGGCGTCTTGCCTGACGCTGGAATGTCTTTTGAGATTCCAAAGATCACCACTCTTCCAACAGTTGCAGAAACAGCTGAGGCAGGAACACCATCTAACACAGATCAAGCCTCATCATTTGTTACAGTCTCAGTCAAGAAGTACGCTGGACAACAGCAATTTTCTGTAGAGCTCTTTGATCGTTCATCACCACTTTTCATCACAGAATTGATGAACAATATGGCCGCACAATATGCAGCCGCAACAGACAAGGCTGTGTTTACTGCACTTGCATCAGGAGCAACAGCTGACGCGACAACATTGACAACATATCCAACAGCTTCAGAGTTGCTCGGATTTGTATCACGCGGCGCGGCATCTGTGTACACAAATACACAAGGATTCGCTCGCAATCTCTTGGCAAATACTAGCCAATGGGCAAATCTCATGACTTTGGCGGACTCGGGGCGTCCAATTTATAACGCAGCTCAGCCATCAAATGCTGGCGGCGTCGTGCGTCCAGATTCAATCCGCGGCAATGTCGCCGGACTCGATCTCTATGTCACTGCAAATGTGCCAAGCGCAAATGACACAGACAAAGATGATTCTATGATGATCATCAACCCAACAAGCTACACATGGTATGAATCACCAACATATCAGCTCCGCGCTGATGTAATTGCATCCGGTGAAATCCTTGTGGCAATGTACGGATATGGCGCAATCGCGACCAAGATCGGTGCAGGCGCATTCGGTATCAATAAGACCTGATCGATAAAAGATAACTAGACATCGGCCGCTTCGCTCCCGAGGCGGTCGAGCAGATGAAGGGATGGACTCATGTCGGCAATAGTTACAGCGTCATCGCTGCGATCTTTACTTGGCGTGAGTTCATCCCTGTATTCTGATGCGTATCTGGACGATATCATTGACACTGCTGAAGGCGTAATCTTGCCAATCCTTACGCAAAACACGACAGCAATTGTTAGCTATGAATTGGAATCCAATGTTGCTTATTTCTACACACGGGAGCCACACACTTTTGCGGTAGGCCAATCGATCGTCGTGACAAAGATGCCTGCACCATTTACGGCAACACACACGGTCACGACTGTCGAAAATCTTTATTTTACGGCCGCGCTAACAAATGCAGATGTCACCATCCGTCAAATGATCCCAAATGGCACTGCGACCCTATCCGGCTATGGCGCGGCCACTTATTACATAGGCAATGCAAATGTCGAGAGCGCAATCTTGGCTGTCTCGGTTGAAGTATTCCAAAGCCGTACAGCGGCAGGCGGTCAGATCGAAGGCGTGGACTTTAGCCCGACGCCGTTCAGAATGGGCCGCAGCCTCACAAATAGGTGCATCGGGCTCTTAGGCGATTTGGTCGATACTCGAAGCATGGTGAGCTAGTGCCAGCATCATCGATCGCCGTCAATGTACGCGGAGCCATCAAGACAGCCATTTCAGGCGTAGCTGCTAACACTTACGATT